TATATATAGGCACTTTGTTTTCATCTTTTTTATCTCCTTACAGATAGTAAGCTAGCCCAGTAGTAAGGTACCAGGCAGGGCCGCTAAGCCTTTTCGCTTTTATTTATGTTTTCCTTTTCTCTTATTTTTATTACGTTCGGCTTTTTGCTTATCCGCTCTATGCGTCGACACTATATTATTAATTAATATTAGCATTTGCATAAGTAGTGCATGATCATCTATAATATATACTTTTTCTGTCAAATATGGAAGAAGACTATAATCCTTACCAAAAAATGTACCAGAAAAACCTTCGTATATATCTGGTAAGATACCATAAATAGATATAGCATCTTGCACAACTTTTGGAAAGTCATTATAATCAGCGGGTATTTCTTCTTCTTTAGGTTCCGTACCAAGTTGACTACACATCATAAGATATTTCTTTTTATCCATCTTAATTTCACTGTGCGAATAGAAATTATCCAGCTTAGCTTCTATAAGTCTTAGCTGTTTTTCGTAAAATTTCCTATATCTTCAAGCTCAGCAGATACCCACGAATCAAAATCATTCGCATTCTTCATTAGAGTAGCTGCATCATCTTTACTATACGGAAATAAGCCCTCACCCTCTAAATACTCTTCTTCACTAAGTCCACTTAGATCAATAGGCATCATTTTTTGTAGGTACTTATATTTAAAGCCTTCCCACCCTACTACTACAGATTTAATATATAAATCTTGGAATAGTTCTGAATCTACTTCTTCTTCTTGTTGTCTTGTCTTTTTGTTGAATTTAGTAGAAGTTGCCTTCTTTCTAATATTCATTAATTCGTCCCGTGTAAGATGTGCTAGTTTTAATACTAATCCATCAAATCCTGGGTGCTCAGTTTCTATTGTTTTACTTTCTATAATCATGTTGGCTAATGACATTATAATTCTCCTTTTATTTTATATAACTTTGGGTTAAAGAAGGGGGCTCTCACCCCCAACTAGTTTTTCTTATGTATTACTTATTCTGTAATCTACAATAAGTTCATTTGTTTCTTCGAAACTACCTACACCATCCGTTTCATTATAAGGCTTAGCCGTAAATGAAATTTCTGTTGAAATAATATCTTCTACATTTGTTGATGGTATTGAGATCTGTGCATGTGCAATATTGAAATCAACGCGAGGTCCGACTAAGTCAGCATTACCCATATGGAAATCTAGTTTGAAGTTGTTTGTAACAGACGCTTCAATCTTATTAAGCATGTCTTGCAATAGACCCGCAGAACCCTCTGCACCAGTATTTAAATACGCTGTGAATGAACCATTAATAACACGAGAACCGGCAAAACCAGCTAACGGTAAGTTAACAATAGCTAATTCTTCAGGTGTTAGATATGTAAAGTTATTCTCTACTGTTAAAGTAGCTCCTGTGATAGGGATAGAATAAACTACACCAGCACTTTCGGATTTAGTATATGCAGTAATATTATGTGTATCTAACCAACCTTTACCTGTCGCACTAATATCTTCAAGAACAGTAATTGTTTCAGTAGCTTCGTTAACGTCTAGAATAGTTGCATAAGCATCTGATCCAGTTAATGAATTATTTACTAGACGACCTGTTTCAAAATCATCAGCAGTATTTGTAACTAGAGCAAAGGGTGTTAGTGTTAGTACTTTAGCAGCAATAGAGATAATTTCATTAGCAGTTAAGCTAGCTTCACTCGCTGTATCCGCTGTTAAATCCTCAACATCAAGAGTACTTAACTTATTACGTAAGAATGTTGTTGTTGATGTAGCTGGTACACCTTTATAGTCAGTTGTTTCTACTAAGTATTCTGGATCAGTATCATCTGTCCATACAGAGTGTACAACGTTATTTTCGTTTACACGTGAGCCGAAACCAGTCCAGTTAACTGTTGCGATACCATCAATACTGAAATCTACTTCTGCTGAGGATACATTGAAATCTTCAACAACGTATGTAGTATTTTCTAGTACAAAGTATAGATATAATTTAAGTAATTCATTATTATTGGAATCACCTAATCCGAATTGTACATGATCTGCATCTTGTGCTTCTGTTGCCTTACCTGCACCAACTGTTAAATCAGTACCAAATGTTGAAGCCCATAGTGGACGTTCAATACAATCAGCTACAGATGCTGGTGTTTCACCAGCATCATTTAATTGCACACGTACATACGTGCTGAAAGATACATCAACTGGGTTAAGAGCAGTGTTGAACGCTAAAGTACCGCGAACAGGGTCTGTTCCCGCTTCATTTACACCAATCTCAAGGTTAGTTACGTCTTGACTAAAGCTATATCCATCAAGTACTTTAATTTCAAAAGTATTTGCAGGCGTAGCAGCAGCTGCCCCAATAGAACCGGGACCAATAGTACTAACATAAAGCTTGGTATTTCTTGATAAACTTCTTGCCATTTTGTTTTATTCTCCTATGTATTTCATATAATCATTATAGATATTTATCTAAGTGGATTATAAATCATACATTATCTGTAGGGTTATTTCACCTACACCGATTGGGGCTAGGAGGCCTTCATCAGTATGAATTGACATTATTTTTATGTCTTCTGTCATTTTTCCGGAATCGTAGTCTAAATTACCATTATTATCCATTACATATTCTATATCTGTAAATAGTTCTTCTAACATTGACTCTGGTTCTTCGTTTTTAACGTAAACTCTTATAGTCACAGTCAGATAACCCCATTTAAATCCACCAGGTAAGTATTCTCTAGTTTCTGGTCCGGAGTTTAAGAACATGGAAGGGTAATCATTTACTTCATCCCAAAACTTTAATTTATTAAATACATTATTATATAAGTTAGATTCATAGTTATTTGTACCATTTATATCTTTTAACTTAATTACTAATGCATCGATTATTTTACTTCTAGCTGACATTTACTTTGACTCCAAGGCTATGCCTTTAAATTGTTTTTTCAATACTTGCACTGCTATTTCTCTAGCAGCGCCCTCTATGTATAGTCGTGGATCTCTTCCTGGGCTACCCATTTTATTTCCTTGTTCAAATACAGCGTAAGGTTCCTGTTGATATGTATATACACCAAAATAAGTACCTGTTTGTTGTCTATTAAGTGTAAGAAGCTTCGCAGATTCTGAGAATCTACCAGTTTGGTATCTCAAATATTCTCTAGAAGAGGGTGCATTTGAATTGGCCATCCTTAATTGTATAAAATCATTTAGTGATTGATTAATTAATGCTTTGAGCGTTATAGTAGGAATAATAAATTTCTTCTTACTTTTAATAGCTAATAGTTTAGTTTTTAAACCAACTACTCTCTTTTTTATACGTTTTTTTAATGTGACTGCAGCTTGGTTTTTATTAGGTATTCTACGCTTTACTCGTACTTTACTAGCTTTATATTTATTTACTTTTTTTTTGCGTTTTTTATCGTATGGTAAAATACTATCTAAATCTTTCGATAGTATAGTAGTATAACTAGGAGATCCTGTTAAATTAAACATATCTACACTTTTTAATATTCTATCTATTTCTGATGGTTTTGCGGACTCAGCTTTAAATGCTGCACCAACCATACGAGATAAATTACCGGATAGCTTACCTGTGAACTGATTTAAACTTTCTAACTCAGGACGCAAAGTTATTTTTAACGTTTTATTATGTAGCTTTCCAGTTATATTTTTTTCAGTAGTTATACTTAATTCCATAGTACTACTTGCAGCTCTTAAAATAGTTTCTAAATCTTTAGCACTTGAACCGGTACCTAATGAGTCTAATTTATTATCTGAAATATACTTTTTTATTTTTGATAATGCATTATCATCTATAGTATCAATAATTATTGAAGCTTTTATTGCTTTTTCAATTAATATTTTTTGTCTTGGATGAAACGACTTATTCGTAATAGGATTATAATTTTCTTTTGTTAATTGTAATAAACGAGTAAATACTCCAGTTTCATGCCCTAATTCATATTTTTCAGTAGATAAATCTGTTTTATTTAATAAATCTATATATGTTTTTATAGTATTATAAGTAGTATGCTCTTCTACTAAATAACCTTCTTCAAATGGATCAGCAGTTGCTAAAGCTATTTCTGTTTGTATTCTTTTAACATCTGTTTTGCCCAATCCTAATTGTTCTGAAGATTTAGACATATCAGCTAATAAAGCAGATATTGCATCTATTTCTTCCTCTAATAAAACTAAGTAGTTCATTTCAGAGGGATTTAATATTTTTGTTTTTAAATCTTGGACACTTTCAAACTTACCTTTTACTAGTCTATTAGTTAATCCTCTACTAGTTTTAATAGTAGCCATAATTAAAACGATATATTTCTATAACTCTCTAATACACGACGTATATGCGCGGGTAACCGCGCTGTCATGTCTGGTTGAATTACATTATCTATAGAAGCCCCTGCTAGCGATTTTCTAGGGATGTAATCTTCATCTTTATAATAATCTGCAAGATGTACTGCTGTAAGTTCTAAATCTTTTGGAACTCGGGAATAACCACCTTTATATGTTAATTGTAAGCCATTACTTACAAATGTTAAATTTGCAAATATATCCTTTATAGATATTATAGTATCATATGATGAATCTATAATATAGTCTGTAAATTCTTCTAAAATTGTACTATAGGTTTCTCCATTATCTGTAGAATATTTTAAAGATGTAACACTAACTATAGGATATTCCTTTGGGTATAGTGCTGATTCATCTGATTCAAAGTATTCTACTTTATCAGTATCATAATATGTTGTAAATACTCTCCCACAATATGCCTCAATGAAAGTATTTACAGCATCTATAATAAGAGTATGTCTTGTATCGTCTGTAGTACTTGTTATACTTTTATACGATTTGTATGTTGGTAAATCTAATATTGCCATTTATTTCCTATTAAAAAGTGGAGGAGGTTTTTATACCCCCTCCTAAGCCAAAGTTAAGTAGCCAATTAGCGACCCTGATGAAAGTCGCTTTATTTTTTTATCTTAAGATGCTGGATATATTAAGACAGAGCAAGATGTTCCTGCTGCATCAATATCCTTAAACGCAAATCTACGTGTTGTAATAATCCAGTTCTTTTGGTTTAGTACATCTTTATCACGTTCTGTTGTAAGACCGCGTAACTCACCAAATAGGTAGTTAGAAGTATTAATAGCAATAGCTGCATATCCATTAAGTGCAGGAGCTGCAAAAGAGTCAGAAACTACTACTGGTGAACCATTAACTGCACCTACTTGTCCACGAAGGATAGTAGCTTGTCCACCAACTAATTCCATAGTACGGAAGTCTGGATCTTCTAATAGATCCCAGTAAACTGATTCGTTAACTACGTAAGTAATATCCATTGGATTAAGTCCCCAAGAACCCATTTTACGACGAGTTTGCTGTAGATCGGCAATTGTTACAGGGTTAGCTGCACCGAATACACCTGGTTGTACATATTCTGTACCTAGGTCATCGGCAAGTGTTGCTACACCATTAAATAATGCAGGACCAATATCTGTAACTGTTGCTACTGTTGCATTAGCACGTAGTAATTCAATATCTGTTGAACGAGCCATACGCTTGGCAATAGCTGCTGTTACAATAGGAACGATTGGGATAATTGAATCTTCATCTTCTTCATAACCGATTGCTTCTTTAGAAGCTAATTTTTCAGCTTTAATGCTAATATCAGAAACTACATGCGTACGAGGTACACCTGTTGAAGAGTTATAATCAGTGTATGTACCATCTGCTTGAGAACCTTCTGCTGAAGGATTAATAAGACTCTTATAATCTGTATCTGCTACCCATGATGCGTATCCTGCTTGTGGGTTAAATGGGAATACCATTGAACGAGCATTCATTGCAATCTTATTACCAGCAAATAATGGTTCAATAATTAGTTTATCCTGTACTGCATCATACATACGTGTTGAATAAATTGTTTCGTATGAGTCATCTGTCATATCACCTAAGTGATCGCCTAATTTTACTTTAAGACCAGCAAAATATTCAGTTTCACTAATTTTCTTGTTTAAAGTTTTAGCAACTAATACGGCTGTATCAATTTCTAAATCAGATAGCTTACGCACATCTGTAGAAGGTGCTCCAAATGACATTTTAGAAGACTGCATAGCTTTTAGCTCTTCAGCCTTCTCTTTAAGTTCTGTACGTAGACCATCTAGAGCTGTTGTTACTTCAGCGTCTTTTTCTGCCATACGAGTTTCGAACTCTTTAATTAGCGCTTCGGCGCCTGTTTTACCAGCTTCTAGAGCAAGTGCTTTTGCAGCTTCGTCTGCTTTAGCTTTTGCTGCTGCATCTGCGAAAGCTTTGTCAATAGCTGCTTGCGTTTTAAGAGCTAACTCTTCTGGTGTTAAAGAAATTACATCTTTTTCTGTTTTTAGGTCCACAATAGGATCTCCTGTATTTGTAGAAGTATCTTCTACATGTATTAATGAATTCTTATATTCATTGTATTCGTTTTCATCTTCAAATGATTTTCTTACTGAGAAAGTAGAATCAGCATTTGCTGGTACACTAACTATTGAAATTTCATATAATTCTAAATCTTTGATTACGAAAATATCTGTATTTGTATCATAGTCGGCATCTTTTACCATAAAGCCAATTGAGAATGTTTTTAGTACACCATCTTTAATTAGACTATATACATCACCAGCAGCTTTAGATATTTTAGCTACAATGTGTAATCCTTGATTGTTAATACCGTATTCTACCATTTTACCAATAGGTGTATCATATTTATGATAAGCTAAGATTATAGGGTTCTTTAGATAATTATCTAATCCGCCTTTTGCCCATGCTTCTTCTAATACTATATCACCTACTCTATCTTTAGTAGTGGTATTAGCAAAACCTTCAACTATAATACTATCATCTTCCTCATCTATGCCTTTAACATGTATAAGGGATGAAATTTGTATTTGCTTATTTATCTTCATCTTTTTTTGGTGCTCCTCCCATACTAGGGTCTGCTGCTGAACCCGCTATATTAGCTGGTAAAATTAAATCATTAGCAAAATCCTGCGTATGTTCTGTATATCTAATCTCCGCCCGAGCCTCGTTTCTATCAAGAATACCGGCGTTTACCAAACCTGTTAAGTAGGCTTGTAAGTCCCTTAATTCAGGTCTTAATGCTAATACATCTTGTGTTACTGGTTTAATATCATAACCAAAATACACTTCTAATGCTTGTACTAGTTTTTCAACTAGTGGTATTACTGTAGTTATGTAAAACATTCTTAAGTTAGGCGTAATATTTGCATTATTACCAGAATCTAGTAATATTGGTGGTATTCCAAGTGTCTTAAGTATTTTTGTTTCTTGTGTTGTTATACTTTCATTAAAATCTAATTCTTTAAAATTATATTTAGCTAATGACTCCATTTTAAACTCGCCATCAAGAATCATAGGTTTTCTTCCACCCTTTTTAGGGTTATACCTTGATATCCATTGACCAATAATTCTATCTTTAACACGTTGTGATAAGGGATTTGGAGTAGAAAGTACCATACCTGGTATTGCTGAATTATCAAAGAAATTCTGTTGATAATCATGCATTGTAAGTAATAGTTCCATACTTTCTTTAGCTGCATCTAATCTTGATACACCTGTATAAATAGAATTTCCTGCATTTTCCCTAATATGAATGATCTCATTAGGTCTAAATATTTTTTCTCCATATTTATACTCTTTTATAAAGGCTGTTTTATCTGCTATAATTTCAACACTTAAAGCTGGCAAATGGAATAAAGATACACCATCCCAGTAAATAAATGCATCACCTTCTAAAAGTAAATCCATAAATACATATCGTTTAAAATTATCTGCATTATAATATGGATTAGGTTGAAAATTTAATAAACTGTTTATTTTCTTTTTACGTATTCTAGTAGGAGAGCCACTAAACTCTAGTATCTCACCTACATCTAGTTTCATCCCTGATGCTGAGTCAACAATTAAGTTTACCCCTCGGTTAACTACCTCAATCTTTTCATAAGCTTGTTGATTAGTATAGTACTTTGGAGAAGGGCTATACGTTTCTCCATAATCCTCAACAATATCTTCTTGGGCAGGATTCAGCTTTTCTTCAGCTTGCACGAAACCAAATTTTTCAAGTAGTCCCATAATGTTTTCCTATTATATTATAGTAAAGTTGCTGTATCAAATAAAGCGATGAATCCTAAAGATACACCATTTTCATCAAATACTTCTAGTGAATTAGTAGTAGTAGCTAAAATAGCTGAGGCACCTACTAGCGTTACTGCTGCTGTGTGCTTACTGATTTTATCTTTACCAACTAGTAGTTTTTCTCTACTTTTTGATTGAATTGCCATTCATTTTCTCCTGGTATTAATATTTATTACTCTTAGATAGATTATCATAAGCTGTAATAACTTGTAGATTATTTGGTACATGAAGGCCACTTACTAAGTTACCTTGTAATGGTATTATATGATCTACATGCCATTTAATACCTGTATATTTTTCTCTTTCTTTTGCAAAGCTATACGCTTCTTGCATCATCCATAAATCATCTTCAGTAAGCCAAGAAGATGTTCGTTTAAGTTTTGCTGCTCTGCGCTTAGCCGAATTAGCAAAATATTGCGGTATATTATTATAATAATGCTTTTTATTTTTATTAGACCTGCAAGTTTTACAATACCTATCTAATTTGTCTATATTATCATTAGTTATAGAAAACTTATTTAAAGTATACAAGTTTTCACATTTAAAACAATATTTATAACCATATAAATATAAGATGTAGGCTTTCCATGGCCTTAATCTATTTGGTTTATTAACCACTTTAAATATTTTTCTATATATTTTATTCATTCCAGTAGCATTATTATACCCATAAAATAAATATTCTTCTTTTCTATATTTGGACCAACATTCTATTAGTTTATTTTTCGTTATCCGATTATTACTAAATTTTAAATCTAAATCTTCTATAATTTTTGCTATTATTTCTTTATTTGTTTTCATTTTATCTCCCAATAGATATTAAGCTAGCTTAGTAATTGGGTACTAAGCAGGGCCGCTAAACCTTTTCGCTATTTATTCTTTTATCCCGCATTCGTTGTGCCCATCTTAATTGTTTTTGAGCTGTACCTAATGCCGGAGTTTTTCCATAGATTTTATGTAACTTGTTCATATGACAATTTTTACATAGAGTTAAAGTTTCAGTATATAACTCCTTAAAGTGATAACCTTTGAAATCTTCTCTAGCAACTAATATATCATCAACTGTATCAATTATAATACTATATTTTTTAGCCCATTTATTCCATAAAAGAGTTAAACTATTTACGTGATGAAATTGAAGTTCTTCTTCTGTACCACAAATAAAGCATTCTTTATCTTTTTGGTATGAAGATTTTGCTAAATCTCTAACATACTTTATAATATCACGTTTTAAATCCATTATTTTCCCTTTTTAAGTCCATCTATATCATCCTTTATTTCATCTATATCATCTTGTAGATTATTTAGAATATAATCTTTATGAGCTTTTTCTAACTCTTTTTGTCTGCACTCTTCAATATGTGCGTCTAATAACACTATAGTTTTAGCATTAATAATACTTTGCTGTTCTACTGTAATACCCTGCTGCACAACTGTTGCATTTATTGTTGCAGCCCACCATGTTAAGTATATTACATATACTATTAACATTAAAAAGAATTTCATGTTATCCGTTAATTTATCAAACATTTACTGCAATCCTATATATTTTCCAAAAGTCAAAGCTCTGGTATTATTCCAAATAGTTTCTTGGAATGTTTCGTTTACTACTATATCAGCAGTTTGATTTTGTACTATTTCAAAGGGCGTACCCCTGGCATGTATCTCAGCACCGGCTACGCAAGTTGCCTCAATTATTAATCTTCCTCCTTGAATACCTATAGAACTAAGATGTCCTGAAGTAGCTCCTGCTATTGCTAGCGAACCACCATATTTTCTAATTACTAAGGAATTATTTCCTACATTTATTGTAGGGGAACCTGATCCAGATATTTGTGAATAACATCCAAGTATATTAGTGGGACCATTTAAAGTAATAGAACTAGTAAAAGCACAATTTTCGAAAAATCCACTAGCATTTGTTATTATCCCTACTGAACAATCTCTGACTACATTTAATCCATCTAACTCACCTGTAACAGTTAAATTATGCAAATCGCAATTAGTAACATCAGTACTAGGTTCTATTGTTATTATCGAAAATGGGGAATCACCTATAAAAGTGTGCCCATCTGATAAGTCTAACTCAGTCAATATAAGTGATCGCATTAATCTAAATGTTCTAAGACCCCTAGATGACGATATAATATGTGCATCTACCATATTATTGGAGGGGGCTTGGCGAGTACCGATTGGATTACCATTCACATATCCAGTACCTGAATATCCATTAAGTACATCTACGCATACGGCCCCCTGGAATACATTGGCTTCTAATTGTGTAGCCATTGATTCTGTTACACCTTGTGTAACAGGTTGTAAACCAAGTATTGCAGCAGTAAATCCACCAATAGTAGGTATAAATGCATCTAATATTGTATTACTAACAGCTAAGTTACCTGTTAAATAAATAGTAATATCTTCTTCTGGTGGGCGTAATCTCCAACCAGCTATATTATTCAAGAATATATATGATCCTTGATTAATAATAGATGATAAAGGATTACCACCATCAGAAAAGAAAGCCTGCGGATATTTTCTATTAATGGAGGATGATAACATCCAATCTTTCCACGGTTCATATATATCATCTATAACGTCGACTTCCGTAACACCTGAATCAAGTGTAATGATTAAATTGTCACCGTCGAATGTTGGCATTACTCTGCGTTCCTGTCTATTTGTTGCTGTATAGCAATCGATGTATCCGTAGACGGTACTATATATCCCTCTACTCTAATTGTTTGATAAAAAGGCTCTATTGCATTCCAGTTATGTAAAACGTAATAAACATCAGTAGCAGAAGCCGCAGCCCAAGAAAACGATCTATTATCCGTAGTCCCTGCCGTAGCATTTTCAATACCATCAACTACTGAACCATCAGAAGTTTTATATATTCTAACTTCTGTATTGTCTTTCATTCCTGTAAATGTTACAGTTGTGTCAGCACTAACAATTACTGTTGCCCCCGCTGTTCTGACATGACTTGAAGCTGTTACACCCGAGCCACCAGAAATATTAATTGTCATTGTACCTGTAGCTATATTTACATAAATTGCTTTATCGGCATCTACAGTAGTGGAATAACCTGTAAAGTCTATATCACTTAATGTCATATTTGCAGCAGTTCCGGTAATTTCTAAGCCATTTCCAGTACCATCGCTAATAAATTCACTACTTGAAATCTTAGCCGCGTTAGCTGGGCTAGAAACTAATACTGCTGAAGCATTGATAGATTCTTCAAATTTGCAACCACCATTAAATGTTGCACCACCTGTTATTATTTGATCGCAACGTTGGAATGTTGAACCTGCTATAGTATTTGGGTTAGTACCATCATTAAATATAAAAGTACTCATATCAGCAAATGAACAAGCATCTAAACTTACAGTTGCATTGTCTACTACTTCGAACTTACCTGGGCTATTTGTTGCTGCTATAGCATCATTTACTCCATAAGCATTTATATTTATTGAGGTCCACTCTACATTAGAGTTAGTATTTCGTATTTCTATTTTATTAAAGTTTGCTGCTACCATAGGGGTATTAGCTACAACTATATTAGCATTTGAATCTCTAAAATCTACGGATGTTCCTGCTAATCCTAAAGACATTAATCCTTGCCATCTATACCCACCCGGTACTGATTGGAATAATGCATATCTTTCACCAGAACTATTATCAAATGAAGACATACCAGTAAATGTACCGTACGCTGTTACATCACCGGATGTAACTTCTAGTGTACATCTCCCGACACGAATAGCATCTACTGCTTGTGGATTACCTCGTGACTGTGCTGTAGCATTTATCGCTAATCCTGCGTGTGTCCATATTCCTGTCGGTGTGCCTACCGTAGTATCTATTGTTGCTATATCCGGATCAATTGCATAATTATACCAACCGCCAAATGGATTGGGCTCGAAATCAGAACCAGAAGCTTTAAAGGCATAAAAATCACCTAGAGAGTTTCCTACTACAGTTCTTACTCCACCATTAGCATAAGTGGTTAATGATGAAGGTGACGCCCAAAATCCCCAAATAAGAATTGCACCATCAGTATCAACTGTAAATGCTGTTCCTTGGATATTGATAATGGTACCAACACCCGTTTTTGTAAACTGTGCTGATATACATTCAGCTCCCTGAATATAGAAATTGGTTTCAGCAACCATTGTACCAGCATCATCCCAAGCACCATCAGACGACTCATCCCAGTTTCCTACTACTGATGCATCTGTTAATTCTCCACCGTTGGTAACTGTTAAGTCTGAGTCATACGCTGCTATTGCCATTATCCTTCCGTTATTTTATAAACTCTAGTGAGTAGGTCTTCTGGTTTAATATTATCTAAATGATATGTTATATTATTTGAAAGTACAACATTGATACCTTCTTTTAAAAAATATTGTATTTGTCCATGTACAAAAGAAAAATCTTTGTGTGTGGGATTAACTGAACCAAACATTAAGTCTGGAGCTAATTTCTCGAATATTATACCGCAGTTATCTGGACGCAGTTTTTCTGATACTTTATCCATTTGATGATAAGCGCATGAAAATTCTTTACAAGCATCGGGTCTATTATCATAAATAGTGCAAGTATTACATAAGTATTTACATGTAATACCTGCTTCTTTATTTAACTCGGGTAACTTAGGTAGTATACAACATAAGTTACAGCTACCACATTCCATTATGCGTAGTTACGTTCAGTAGCTGGAGCAACTGGAATAGTTTCCGGAGTACCTGATACAATATCCGCTACAGATGATTGTATATATTGGGCTCCAGTTGAACCAATAGCCTTAGCTTTAACATACGTTGTTGTTGATACTGTACGTCCACCTTGAATATTATTATCAAAGTCATAACTAGCTGTTACATCACCTGCTGCTAATCCAGAAATTACTTCTGTAAGTACTACATCTGCTTCTAAAGCTTCCGCTTCTGTTACGATAGTTTGTTCAATTAAAGTTAGTGTACCTGCTGCTGCTGTATCAATAGTATAAATACCACTATTACTAGTAGAAAACTCTATTTCCATTTTCATTCCTGAACTAAATACACCCAATGTATTAGCTGTATCCGTAATTGTGTCTGGTGCTGTAAATGTAAGTACTGCTGTACCAGCATTATTTGCTGCACTAATTTCTGCTGTACGTACATTAGTATGTACGATAATTGCATCTGGAGTATCTATGCAGTTTTGATCCATAGTTACGGATGTAGAAGCTACAGATACAATAGTTGCACCATCATATCTAGTTACAACCCAACTTGCTCCAGGAGTAGTTTCTGTTACAATTTGATATACACCATTCATTGGTTCATCTGCACCAGTTAAGTCAGCTATACGAATGTAGCTACCAACTACAACTTGAGTATTATTAGGTAATGTACCTGTAATAACATCTGTTCCAGAAGTTAGTACAAAGTCTGGGACTATTGTACTAATAGTTTGGTCGTAGAATAAATCATATTCTGTTGTTGTATCATCTATAGCAATTTGGTTAAAGTCTAATGTAATAGCAATAGTCTCTGGGAATGTTTTATTACCAGTAATACCTGTATTATCATAATAGACTACATCATTTTTAGATAGGGCATTTAAATTATCTACATAAACACCCGAACCACCGCCATCTGGATTAAGTGGAACAGAAAGACCGTCTGGGGTACCGAAATGTCCGGTATCACCAACGAACTGTGCAAGACCATCCATTGTACGACCAATAGCTATATCTGCATCTGCATCAATATCACCTGTACCATTACCACCTGTTGAACGTAATGACCATTGTAAAAATTCAAATACTTGTTGTGCTGTACCATCATTACCATCTACAATAATACCAAAATCTGCTGAACCACCAACTAAGTCAGTTCTAGCCTGCGGGGTTGCAAAATAAGTAATACTCATTCCTGTATAAGGTGCTACATCTGGTGCACCATTTGAGTTCGCATCAATACCTATGTCTGTTACGTCAATCTTTTGATCTGATCCGTTAGCTAATGGGAAAGCGTAGACAAAGTTACCAAGTATATCTTTACCAGCAGATGTTAGGTTAGCTTGAGCGAATGTTTTACCTTTCGCATCCCCATCTCTTACGCGAAGGCGTAGAGTTACGGCATTGTCATTATCTACTGCTAGAATAGCTGTTGTATCAGTCGCATTTGCAGTTAACCCTGTTGTTGTCAATATGGTAGCTGTTACTGCTGTTAATACAAAAGTACCATCATTACCAACATCTTCTGCATTACGAATAGTAACTTGCCCACCAACTTTATAACCCTCAGTTATAAATGAGCCACCTACTCGTGTAATAGTTGTGGTTGTGATTGCTAAATCTGTTTGTGTTTGTTCTTCGAAAAATTTTACTGCTTCATTAACTGGGCCAGCAAAATTAAAGTCAACTGTATCATCTACAGTTGTATCAGTACCATACTGATAATAAGCTGTATCTGTTGCTGAATCTTCAAACGCACCAAGTGTTACAGCGCCGAAATAACGAGCTATTGTATTACCTGCTGAATCTACTTCATCCCAGCCTGCGTTTCTAAGTAATAATCTTGTACGAATACTGTGTGTACCATTGTCTACCCAGTTGAAGCCATTATTATTACCTGAAATATCTTGTCCGATAATGTATTTACCAGCATCGGAATCAATTGTTAGCATTGGGAACGGCGCATTAGCAATTAAGAAATTATCGTCTTTCCACTCTTGCATAGCAAATGAGTAAATGGCTTGACCTGTTACACCATCTGCTGACAGTAATCCTTTTTCAAGTAAATAAATGCCTAAACCAGCTGTATCAAAGAATACATTTTTAAATACTGTTGTATCACCTAACCAGTCTACAGTTTCTGTTGTGTCATCAGTAGGATCAGCGCCGCTTACTTTAGTACAACTAATACTAGTTGTTGTTGGTGTACCTGTGGCAATATAAAGACCATTATTATTTGTTAAAGGACTATTTCTTATTTCAAAAAAGTCTGTTACAGTAACAACAGGTAAACCAGTACCTGTTAATATTGTATTGGCGCCAGCTGATGCAGTAAATGCTACGTCTTCACTAGATAGTGTACCCTGCTTTAAACCGGATCTGCTTGTAATTAAAGCCATTTATTTTTATTCTCCTATAATGCCATCTATAATTTTGGCTATTAATTTATCCATTTTTTAATCTCAACGTCCATTACTGTAATTTCATTTTGAAAGTGTTTTTCTGATCTTTCACCAGAGCTTGAAACAAGATAGTACTTTACAATACTTTTCCATTCAGCATTAATTTTTTTAAATCGTATATCTATAACATCTACTGTATCAAATGTAGAAGTAGTACGAATTATTGATTTTTTTTTTTGTTTTCATTACGTATATGAATATGTGTCTCTATCATTCCACACTTTAATATAGTCAGCAGTACCGTCTGCCCACATTTCTCTAACATCGTTATCGGATGCTATTGTTAATTTTCTTATTCTCCAAAGAGGGTCGGAATCTATTGTTCCGGGGGTAGCATCTCCTTTGTATATCTCATCTTGTGCTTCATTAAAATCTACTCGTTTAGCTAATGCCACTTCGTCTTCTCCACCTGGTGCCCCTTCTATACCTTGTTCGCCGACTCTACCGTCTGATGTATAATGCATATGTAAATTAACTACACCTACACCATCTGAAGGATCATTACTAGAAGCCACACGCTTTAACATAATATGAGCTACTACTGTATCAGCATCTATAAATACACCAGCTGATAACTCCGCTGCCCCCTGAGTCGGTACATAAGCAACTTCGTTTAATGGTAAATCATTTGCATATATAACACCCGTATATTGTGGTGCGTTGTGTTCTTGAGTAGTAATATGTATTTCCCAAGAACATGTAGTATCTACTTCACTAGTTACAGAAAAGAAATTCCCATAAAACCATTGATTAAAATTACGTTCTATATCATCTGGTAATAACCATTGTGTATATATTTCATCACCAATGCCAAATCTTTCATAAATTATATTATTATATATATCAGTAGTAGTTTTACTTGAACCCGTTCCGCTACCAATATAAACTAATGAATCTGAAGCATCTGTAATGCCTGCTATTGGGCCAGGTAATCCTTGAGGACCAGTTTGCCCTGAATGCAGTATTGAAGTTACTTCTTCTGTAGTAATTAAATACGTTGGTTCTTCGATACTTTGAAGGAGCGTAGGCTCCTGAACGCTTAGTATAGTAGGTTCGTTAGATTTATCTATTAATATAGAAATATTTTCCTCTATACTTAAAAGCATTATCTAGTTACTCCACCTTTAAGTATAAATGTACCTTCTACTAGACGTTTTACTTCACTTACATCTGCTGGCTTATATATTTCTAAATCATATACAGCCCTATCAAACGATAATGGATCAGTTACATCTGCACCAATACGTACATCAATTTGTCCTGTAGCTCCACCTAGTTCTAAATTAATTCCACCTAT